GCGGCTTTAAGGTCGATAGTGGCAAGTTTCCCGTAACGGGAACCTAACCTAGCGCGACGCTGGTTGATAGTCTGATCGCCCAAGTCCACACCTACACGAAGTAGGCGTGAACGAAGGTAAGACCCAACTGAAAGTTGGAGTCTGATATTTGCATGAGGCTCGTAGCAAATAACTCGATCAGTTTTCGCATTCTTCGGGACCGTAATCATCGTATTACCCCTCACAATCGAGAACGCACTGGGAAGTGCGGACACAGGGCCATCTGCTTTAAGAACAGACTGCCCCCAGTGAGGTGACGACCCTACGACGGAAACCGCCATAGGGATTGATGATACAGTGCAATCCAGCCTAGCCCCATATTTGAATAGGGGAGCAAGATCATCGCCAGAAGCTGAACTCGAACGTCCTGAACTGAAACCGCGATCGCGGAACATTCCGGGGCGTAACGTTCCTAGGACCCTTGCCATGCAATCAGAAACCTTAGAAATAAGGTCTACCTGATGAGGATTCACATCCTCCATGTCAAGGATCCGTCGGAACCTTTCGTTCGTCTTAAGACATTGCTCCTCAGCTTCAGTAGCTGCTTTCAATGCAACACCCTTCAAGTCAATCCCAGTCTTCAGGTCTGCACATTTTGAGAAGAATCTCATCGCTGCGTAGGCCCGTCGAAAGTGATCAACATTGTTGTAGTCTTGTGCTGAAATGCTCTTCTCAACCAGTTGGCGGTGTTCACCGTCTCGATAGAGAATCCACGCTGACAGAGACTCAGGACAGTCAAGAGTCTCAAGATAGTCAAGGAGAAAGCTATCGAAAAGAGCCGATGGGATACGATCCCTTAGGCTCTTCTTCTGCGTCTTGCGACGCGGAGATGCTTTGGTTTCCCTTCTTGACATCGACGTCGGAACGACGTGCTGACCATGAAACATGGTTTTCCTCCGGAATTGAGCTGACAAACCCGCCTGGGAGGCGGATCGCAAGAACTATGAGGGCGACGATGATCGTCACACTCACAGTAGCGAGATACTGCATAGTGAATTACCAGGCAGCTTCACGATTCGTGACCGCAGAGGTCATGTAGGCGTGAGCGGCGAAGTTCTTCACGAAGGCGGCAATGTTTGCCAGTTCAGCGGCGGATGCACGTTCGTGGATCCAGATCTCGATCACCCCAGTTGCCGAGTAAGCTTTCACGGGCGCGGTTGCGCCCGAGGGAGTCTCGGTTTTTGGAACTTCGATCACCCAACGGAATTTTTCAATCCCGTTGGAGTTCGGAGCGCTGTGCTGCTCAGTGATACTGAGATAGTCCAGCATGGTGGCCGGGGATTGATCGCGCCAGAGGGCGACATCTTTCCCTGTCTGAGAGGTCTTTGCGCCCTTCGGGTTGAAGGTGTGGGCAACGGGGGTTCCGGCCCCATCGTTGATAACGAGGTTGGCTTGTGCAGACATGATCTGCCTTTCTGAGAGAAATCACCTTGCGGTGAGGGTTTTACTAGAGAAGGTCTAGTCACCTGGCTAAGCGGCTTAACTGCTGCTTGAGCAAAGCAATCGAAGAGATCGCCCTGCGCGCTGAGAGGCCAATATCGTATGATAGTTCTGAGAGTCTCGGGATGGGGATTGCTCCGAGGGGTTGTCGTGAGACAACGACCAAGGAAGCACTCGCATCACCACGGACTCCAGCATT